TGCGTTAGTTAAACATGTTGCTGATCTTGTAGGAGTTCCGCAAAAAGTTTTAAAACTACAATCACAAGTTAATGCAGAAAGAGAAGAAGCAGCACAAGCTGCACAACAACAACAACAAATGGCTCAGATGCAACAAGTTGCACAAGCCGCAGGAGATGTAGCACCACTAGCGAAAGCATTGCCGGAAGAAGCAAGAGCTTTAGCAAATACTGAAGTGGAATAGTATGGAAACAAAACAACTAGAAAAAGTAATAAAAGAACTACAAACAAATTATAAATTTATATTCAATACAGAAGAAGGCAAAAAAGTCTTAGCTGATCTTGAAAAAAGATGTCATTATCATTCTACCACTAATGTAAAAGGTGATAGCCATGAGAGTGCATACATGGAAGGACAACGCAGTGTTCTTCTATTTATTAAATCAATGCTGCAAAACAAGGAAAAATAAAAATGTCAAATGAACAGATAACACAGGAAACTGTGCCTGTAGATCAAGCGACTACAGAAGCACAACCACAAGCAACACAAACAACAGTTGCCACTGCAGACACACCTGCACCGCAACCAACTCAATCAACTTGGAAAGAATCTATTAGCGAAACATATAGAAATGATCCTAGTATAGAAAAATTTACAGAGATAGATGCGTTAGCAAAAAGTTATATCAACGCAACTAGAATGATTGGTCAAGATAAAATTGTAGTACCAAATAAAAATTCTACAGAAGAAGTGTGGGAAGAAGCCTATACAAAACTTGGTAGACCAGAAACACCAGATCAATATAATTTAAAAATTGAATCAGATGTTGTAAAGATGGATGATAGTGCAATTAAATCTTTTGCCGAACAATCTCATAAACTTGGTTTAAATAACAAACAAGCTGAAGGTATCTTAGACTTTTATAAAAATAATATGGAAGGCATTGCACAACAATCAAAGATAGATACTGAAACTGCACAAGCTCAATCTGAACAAGTGTTAAGACAAGAATGGGGTAGAGACTTTGATGCAAAAGTAAAACAAGCTGGTGCGATTGCTAAAGCAAATATTAATCCAGAAGTATTAGATATGACTTTATCAAATGGGACCAGACTTGGTGATCATCCAGAAATAATAAAAGGCTTTGCAAAGATAGCAGGTATGATGTCAGAAGATAAAATGGTTACAACTGAAAGCGAGAATGTTAATTCAAACGCAGACATTGAAACTGAAATATCAAGCATTACCAATGATATTAATGGTCCATATTGGAACAAGTCTCATCCAGATCACGATAAAGTTGTTCAACAAGTTTATACTTTAAGAGAGATGTTGAATGATGGAAAGTAATCATTTAAACAATGAAGAGATTAAACTGGAGATACTAAGGATCGTAAAAGAGAATGGAACAGAGTTCCAAAAAAATGATCCCTTGCCAATCTGCGAAAATTATTATAAATGGATTAAAAGTAAGACAATTCTTAAAAAGAACCTTACTGACAAGAAGGAATAGACTTCTAGTCTAAAAGACTTTAAATCCAAGAGATGCCTACGCAGGTGGATAACTTCTCTGTTGTTTAACATAAATCATAACAATGGGAGACTAATATGTCATCACAAATAACTACAGCATTTGTACAGCAATATTCTGCTAACATTCAAATGTTGTCTCAACAAATGGGATCGTTATTAAGAGACAAAGTACGTCTGGAATCTGTTGTCGGAAAAAATGCTTTCTTCGATCAAGTAGGAAGTGTAACTGCTGTTGAAAAAACTAGCAGACATTCTGATACTCCACAAATTGACACTCCACATGCAAGAAGAAGAGTATCTCTTGCGGATTACGAATTTGCGGATTTAATAGACCAACAGGACAAAGTACGTCTTTTAATAGACCCGACTTCATCTTATGCTCAAGCTGCAGCTATGGCTATGGGTAGAGCTATGGATGACGTAGTAATCAGTGCCGCTTTAGGAACTGCATTTACTGGCGAAACTGGATCAACATCAACTGTATTACCTTCAGCTCAGAAAATTACTGAATCTGGTACAGATGGTTTAACTATTGCAAAGTTAAGAACTACAAAAGAAAAGTTTGACTTAGCAAGTGTAGATCCTTCAATCGCTAGATACATTGTGGTATCACCTAGACAGATCACTGATCTATTAGGTACTACTGAAGTAACAAGTTCAGATTTCAACACTGTTAAAGCATTAGCAAATGGTGAAATCAACTCGTTCCTTGGTTTTAACTTTATTGTATCAAACAGACTATCTATTGCATCTTCTAAAAGAAAATGTATCGCATTTGCGCAAGATGGTATTACATTAGCAGTTGGTAAAGATGTTTCAGCTAGAATAGACGAAAGAGCTGATAAATCTTATGCTACTCAAGTGTACTACTGCATGAGCATTGGCGCTACTAGAATGGAAGAAGAAAAAGTAGTAGAGGTCCAAGCTCACGAAGCATAATAGGAGGAAAATATGGCTACAGTTTATTCAGTTCAAAAGACTAAATGGAATCAGAATGTTCCTTCCGAGAAAATTGATACTACTGAACTAGCGGGTAGAGTAAGAGTTGCTCATGCAGAATATGAAGCATCTTCTCTAGCATCTGGTGATGTGATCGAAATGTTTAATTTACCAAATGGTGCAAGAATTGTATCTGGTAGATTAGCACATGACGCATTAGGTAGTTCAACTACTCTATCAGTAGGTTACGCAGCGCATAACAATGCTGCGGGTACTGCTGTAAGTGCAAGTGCTGCTGCTTACAAAGCGGCTGCTGCTTCTACTTCAGCAACTGCTGTAAATGCTGCTAACACTATTGCACTGGGTGAAAACTCAGTTGTAGATGCTGATAAGGATGGACTTCCTGTGTCAGTAACTATGGGTGGTGCTGCAGGTACTGGAACTATTCAATTAACTATGATGTACGTTGTAGATTAATAAAAAGAATTTTAGGCGGGGAAAGCGAGAGTGGAACCCGCCTAAAGTGCATGAAAAAGATAAAAGATTTAAAACCTGTATTACATTTCAAAAAAGATAATTATGTATATAGGTATGTTTTGGTAGACAGATTCAAACATGGTCCCAAGTATCATTATGGATTTGATCTAAAAGAAGAGAGAACAGAGAAAGAAATTTGGCAACTAGAGAATAGTAGAGAGATCAGAAGAAAATATATATTAAAAAATGACAATAGCTAGATTTGATCCAAGACTAATTGATTTATATAAAGATCCTAGACTTTTGTTGCATTTTCAATGGGGAAGAGATAATAAAATCTATAGATATGCTTTAGTTGAAAAAATTGATATAACAGATATTAATGATGTAACTAAGCAGAAAAAAGATGAGTTGCAATTAACTCAAAAAGAAATATGGAGTAAGTATGGCATCAACAGTAGATATTTGTAATGGAGCATTAAATCAACTTGGTGCTACAACCATACTTTCATTAACAGAAGATTCAAAAAATGCTAGACTTTGTAATTCAAGATACACTCAAGTAAGAGATGCAGTATTCAGATCACATCCTTGGAACTGCTTACAAGAAAGATTAGAACTAGCACAATCAACTACAACTCCTGCATGGGGTTACAGTTTTAAATATGATCTACCCGGTGATTGTTTAAGATTACTTAGAATACTAGATTATGATTCAGATCACAAAGTAGAAGGTAGATCAATATTATCTAACAACTCTTCTATGAAGATATTATATATCTCAAGAGTTACAGATCCAAATCAATATGATGAAAATTTAAGAGAAACATTATCAGCAGCACTAGCTGCAGATATAGCTTATGCTATTACATCTAACAATACCACACAACAAAACATGTTAGCTCTTTATCAAGAAAAATTAAGAGATGCTAGATTTGTTGATTCAACTGAAGGATATAATACTACACAAGAAGATGGAATGGCAGATGTTATAGATGCTGGTACATTTATTAACTCAAGGTTCTAATACATGGCTAGAGTAGCTGCACAACTTTCAAATTTTACAGCGGGTGAATTATCACCAAGATTAGATGGTAGAAATGATTTAGCAAAATATTCTGCAGGTTGCGCAACTGTAGAGAATATGGTTATCTATCCACATGGCGCTGCAGCTCGTAGACCCGGCACAACTTTTATTGCTGAAGTAAAAACAAGTAGTGCTAAAACAAGATTAATATCTTTTGAATTTTCTACAACACAAACTTATATTTTAGAATTAGGTAATCAGTATATGAGATTCTATAGAGATAATGGTCAGATATTATCTAGCGGATCTCCTTATGAAATATCTACACCTTATCTTACTGCAGAACTTTTTGATATTAAGTTCGCACAATCTGCTGACGTAATGTATATTACACATCCTAATCATGCAACGAGAAAACTATCAAGAACAGGTCATACCTCTTGGACATTAACAGAAGTAGATTTTACTAATGGTCCATACCTAGATACCAATACATCAACTACAACAATTACAGCTTCAGCAAGTACAGTAGGAACTGGTAGAACTTTTACTGCTAGTGCTAGTACATTTGTTTCAACAGATGTTGGAAGATTAATTAGATTTAGAGATGGACATGCAAAAGTAACAGGATTTACAAGTGCTACAGTTGTAACTGTAGAAATATTAGTAGACACAGGATCAGCCAGTGCATCTACTGATTGGAACTTAGGTGCTTTTTCAAATACCACTGGTCATCCTTCTTGCGTATCATTCTTTGAACAACGATTGGTTTTTGCCGCAACCTTATCACAACCACAAACAGTATTCTTTTCTAAATCTGGTGATTACGAAAACATGGATGCAAATATTGGTGGTACTGTAGCAGATGATGATGCAATCATTTATACAATCGCATCTAACCAAGTTAATGCTATTAGATTTATGGCAGCCGGTAGAACTTTAATTATTGGTACTGCAGGTGGTGAGTTTACAGTTAGTGGTGGTGGAGATAATGATGCTGTAACACCAACAAACATTTTAATTAAAAAACAATCTAACCATGGTGCCGCAAACATAGATGCTGTTGCAGTTGCTAATGCTACTTTGTTTGTACAAAGAGCTAAAAGAAAATTAAGAGAACTTGCTTACAACTTTGATGTGGATGGTTACATAGCTCCGGATCTAACTATCCTTGCCGAACACGTTACTGATGGAGGTATTGTAGAGATGGCATACCAAGAAGAACCACTAGCAATTATTTGGTGTGTAAGAAATGATGGTGAGTTAGTTGCACTAACATATCAAAGAGAACAAGAAGTAGTTGCTTGGCATAGGCATGTTTTTGGCGGAGCTTTTGGAAGTGGTAATGCAGTTTGTGAATCTGTTGCAGTAATACCAACTGAAGATAGTGAATATGAATTATACATGATTATTAAAAGAACAATCAATGGCGCAACTAAACGATATGTAGAATTTTTAAATACATTTGATTTTGATGAAAGCGATAACACATCATTTAATTTTTTAGATTCACAATTATCTTACAGTGGATCAGCAGCAACAACTATTTCTGGATTATCACATCTTGAAGGACAATCAGTTTCTATATTAGCAGATGGCGCAACACATCCAAACAAAACTGTCAGTTCGGGTTCAATAACATTAGACCGATCCGCAACTAAAGTTAAAGTAGGATTAGGATATACATCATTATTAAAAACAATGAGAATAGATGCTGGTGCGCAGAATGGTACATCACAAGCTAAAACAAAAAGAATATACGAAGTTACTGCAAGATTATATGAAAGTGTTGGTGTTGAGATAGGACCCGACCTAAGTAATATGGAGAGAGTTCCTTTTAGGACTTCTGCTGATCCTATGGACCAAGGTATTCCACCATTCACAGGAGATAAAGAAGTAGAGTTTAGAGGAAATTATGATACAGATGGATTTATGATTGTTAGACAAACACAACCTTTACCTTTGACAATCTTATCACTATACCCGAGGTTAGTAACAAATGATGGATAAACAATTACATATAGTGCCTTATACAAAAGAACATGGACAGTTTATACTATCCTGTCAAATGAACCATAAAGTTTTAGAAGCAGATAGACACTTCATTAATGTAGAGGGTGATGCTAAAAATTTAGAACAAAACAACTTAGCTTTTACAGGTATTGTTAATTATCAACCTATCTTTGCTGCCGGAATGAAAATGGTTTGGGGTCGAGTAGCCGAAGGTTGGGTAATTGCAACAAGCGAGATTTGGAAAAACCCTTTAGCTGTAGCTCGTGCAATAAAAAAAGATTTTGCTAGAGTTGCAAGAGAACACAATATAGAAAGAGTACAAACTGCAATTAGAAAAGATTTTAAACAAGGTCAAAGATTTGCAGAATGGTTAGGTTTGGAGAACGAAGGCTTAATGAAAAAATTTGGTTTTGATGGTACAGATCAGTACAGATATGCGAGGATATTTTAATGTCTGGAGCTATACCTTTTATTGGACCAGTATTAAGTGTAGCAGCAGCTACCTCTGCAGATGAAATAGGAAAGTTTAATGAGAAAGTTGCAAATAGAAATGCAATCATTTCAGAGCAAGAAGCAGAAGCTCAAGCTAAATTAACAGAATTTAATATTGCAAAATTCAATCAAAGTTTTGAGAAGTTTCAATCTACTACGAAAGTTGCTATATTAAAAAGTGGTGTAGAACTATCGGGTACTGCGTTAAAAATTTTACAATCTAATGCTGAACAAGCAGAACTTCAAAAAGATATTATAGAATACAATGGTAAAGTTGCTGAAGCTAAAAAATTAGAAGAAGCTAACTTTGCTAGAATATCTGGTGCATTAGCTAGAGCGCAAGGTAGACAACAAGCAATAGGTTATTTTGCTGGAGCAGGAACAAGTTTATTAACTATGAAACAAATGGGGATGGTTTAATCAATGGCAAAGATACCTACATTTGAAGCTACTGTTGCACCTACTGCTGAAGTAGGAGCTGTAAAAAGTAATATACAAGTTTCACCTAAATCAAGTTTAGCTGGAGCTTTACTACCAGCCGCAGATGCGATTACACAATTTTATGTAAAAGAAAAAGAAATATCTAATAAGGTAGAAGGTGGACAATTAATTGCAGATGCTAATCAAGAATTATTAGAAATAAAAGAAAAAGCTAAATTAAAAGCTACACCAGATGAAGGTGTTAATTTTTTTAATGCTGGTTACAAACAAGTTGTTGATAAATATAAATCAAAAGCAAGTAACAATTACATTCAAAGATATTTTGACTTGAATATCGCATCTAACAAACCATCTTATATTAATAATATTTTAAAACAAACTAGAGCTAACATGGTAAAAACAAGAGTTGATCAAGTTAGTCGTGAAGTTTCAAATGAGATTACAACTGCTGTAGAAAATAAAAATACATTTAACTTTGCAGTTTTATCAGAATCTATAACTTCAAAATATCAAGGTTTAGTTAATGATGGTTTAATTTCTGAAGCAGATTTAGAAATTTATAAAAGACAATTACCAGCTCTTGTGGAAACAGAGATGGTTAGAAAAATTGCAAACGAAGATGCTTTTGCTGCGTTAGTATCTTTAGATGATCCTAAAAATTATTCAAGTATTACTGGAGAAGATAGATTAAAATTAAAAAAAGAACTTAGAGAGCTTTCTACTTTTCAAAAAAATATTGTAGATTATACAGTAAGTAGTGAAGGATTAAAATATAAAAAGAAAGTTTCAGAAGCATTACAAGGAAATAAATCAACTGCTGTATTAGGAATAAAGCCAGATGAATTATCTTTATATTATTCAACAGGTAATCAAGAATTTGATAATCAAATTACTGAATTGAATAATAAAGTTATTAATAATCAAATCAGTAAAGATAATAATTATTTAACTAATGATAAAATTATTAAAAAAATTTTAAACAATGAAATTAAACATCCTTTTGAAAAATTTTTATTACCGGGAGAAACAGAAGCTAAAAGTATTACAGAAAGAGTAGGTGATGGATCTATTAATTTAGATGATGATAATTTCTTTAATAACATTTTTGAAAATCAACAAAATCCAGAATTAATAAAAGCTAACAAAGAATTTTTTAATTTTATGGATAAAGTAATTCCTTTAATTGAAGGATCGGTAAGCTCTAAATATTTTGATGAAAACTATAATAATAGATTAAGTTCTTTTAGACAAGATATGCACAGTAAATTTATAGATGGAATAAGAAACAATATACCTGTAGCTAAACTATTAGATTCAACATCAGATAATTATATTGCTAAAGATATTTTAGATTATACTCCTACTAAATCAGCAATAAGAGATGCTTTACTAACTACTGCAAAAAAAGAAGGATCAGTATTAGTAAATACCTTTTTTAAGAAAAAGGTAGATGAAACACCCAGCGATTACATAAATAGAATTACTGAATTTTATGTAAAAGAAGATGGTGAAATAGGACAAAGAAAAAAGAAAGAAGTTACTAAAGAAGATGTAATGAAAGGAAGTGTTTTAGATGAAGAAACAGATAATGAATTTAACTTTTTAAAATTTTTTAGTAGTGATGCTGAAGCATCTCAAATTAGTATGGAAAATGAAGATGCACAACAAGCAGGATTTTTCGGAGATTTATTTCTTGGTAAAGATAAAGTTTTAATTAAAAATTGGAACAAACATTATCAAACAGATGATACTTTTGTTAATGCTTTTAAAGCAAAAAAACGATTAAATCGTATGAATGAACCGGGTTACAAAATTCCAAATGATGCAATATCTGCAATAGAAAATGCAGCTACAAACTTTGATGGTGATCGTGGTTTTTCAAAAGAAACTTTAATAGATTATTTAACTAAGATTGGTCAGATAGAAAGTCAATATGAAACTAAAATACAAAGAACAGATAAACGTGTAATAGAAGATAAAAACTTTTTAGCAAGATCATATTGGCAAATAGAAGTAGAGACAGCAAAAGACATATTAAAAAATTCTGCTCCTATATTTGGTAATAATTTTGAATCTACTTTTTCTAAAAAATATAAAGGAAAATATGAAACAGCAAGAGAAGGTTTATTAAATTTAGAAAATGAAGATTTAGTTAATTTATTAGAGAAAGATGACACACTAGCTGCTAACATTGCAGCAGCATTAATAGTAACTAGATTTAACACAGAAGAAGCATGAACTTAATTGAACAACAAACATTGTTGCAAGAGGGTGGTTTTGATCAAAAAGATATTACAGCTTGGAAACAAGGTAAGATAAAAGAACTTAAAGAAGGTGGATTTACTAATCAAGAAATAGCTAATGAATTTAAGTTTGAACCAGATACTAAAATTGTAAAAGATTACGTTAGCAATGTTGCTAAAGATTATTTATCTGGAAGAGGTATTATAATATCAGAAGAGGAGATGCCTTATCAAACAGAACAAACTAGATCAGATCAATTAAAAGAATTAAAAAAAGATATTAAAGAAGCTGTAGTAGGTGAGAAGTTTGATGGAGATTATATTGCTGAACAAATCCTAGGAGGAAATCTTTGGAATTTAAGTAAACGAGCAGCAAAAGGTGAAGGTACTCCAGAAGCATTAAAACTACCAACTCCAAAAGATTATACTTGGACCGAGGAGTTTCTTACAACACTAGGAACATTAGCTGTTGATTCTCCACTTTATGCCGGAAGTGCTTTAGTTGGTTTACCGGGAGGTACATTAGGTGCTGGATTTACAGGTGCAATGATACCTACTACAACTAGAGCAACTATCTTAAAAGTTTTAGAAAATCAAGATGAAGGCAAACCTTCTGATGTTATGAAAATATTATTAGAAGAAACTATAATGGAAGGTGTTAAAGAAGGTGCAAAGTTTTCTGCATCACTAGCTTTACCTATGCTAAAACTTCCGGGTGGTAAAGCATTAGCTGAAAAATATATATCAAGAACTGCAGCTCAAATAATTGGTTATCAAGGAACAGGTTTATTATTAGATGAAGAAATACCAGATATGGGAGAGTTTGCTTCTACTGCTTTATTGTTTGGTTTATTTAATATTAGATTACCTAAGAAAAAAGCAGAAGAAAAATCAAAACAAATTTTTATTAATTATGGAAAAAAACCTACAGATGTAGCTTTAGACTTAGCAAAGAATAGAACAGTAAGAGAAGATATATTGTCAGACAATGTAACTGTTAGAGCTTACGAAATAAAAGATGCTAAGAAAATAGAAATACCAAAACAAGATATAAAAGTTATAGAGAAACCAAAATTTGAAGATCCTATTGCAAATAAAGCTGCAGAAAATATTTCTTTTGAAACAACTAAACTTCCAATCACACCACAACAAATTAAAGAAACTGTAAAACAAGCAGCTAAAACTTCTAAAAGAAAATTTGTAATTAAAGCAATAGATCAAAAATATCCTGTGTTAGAAGCATTGAGAGAAATAAATGTTAAAACTAAAACAGGAATTGAAAAATTAAATGATTACGAATTTTTAAGACTACAAGAAGGTATGAAGGGTAGGTCAGCACACTTCATTGAATTTGGAACTCTTGATTTTAAAACATTAAATGAAACTGGACCCTCTTTAATATCTATTGTTAAACCTTTTGTAAAAGATAAAACTGAATTAAATTTATTAAGCACTTATTTAACAAACAGACACGCAGTAACTCTTGCTAAAAGAAATAAAGAAACCGGTGTTGATATTCCAAACGCAGAAATATTTTTAAAAAAATATAGTAAAGAAAAAGTTAAAGATCCAGAAACAGGTAAGATGATTACCTATGAACAAGCTGCAAAAAAAATAGACGCATATCAAGAAGCTGTTATAAAATATGCTGCTGATGGTGGATTGATTACTAAAGAAGCATACAACGCATTTAAAGAAATAAATAAAAACTATATTCCTATGGCTAGAGAATTGCCTAGACCGGGAGAATCTGGATTTATAAAAGGATCAAGTAATCCATTCAAACAATTAAAAGGATCAAAAGCAAAAATTATAGATCCATTTGAAAGTATTGTTAAAAATACAGATTACATTGTAAGAATGACAGAGCTTAACAAGGCTAAAAATGACTTTATTAATACTGTTTTAGAAGCTCAAAAAAAAGATCCGGAAGCACTTAAATGGATAAGAAAGAAAAAAGGTGATTTAAAACCAATTACAGTTCAAAGAAAAGAATTAGAAAAATTTTTTGATAAAGAAGCATTAGACAAACTTTCAAACAAAGGTGTTGAAGAACTTTCTATATTTAGACAAGAAGTTGTTTATCCAGATGCTACCTCTATTTCTTTTAGAAATACAAAAACTGGTAAGTATGAAGTATGGGAAGTTGGTGAAGATTTAGTTACTGCTTTTAGAGTTATGGATAATCCAAGTATGGATTTTGTAGTAAGATTTTTAACAGCACCAACTAGATTTTTAAGAACAGGTGCAATCGTAACTCCAGATTTTGCTTTGCCAAACTTTTTTAAAGATACAATGAACGCAACTTTTTTATCAAAAGTAGGATGGCTACCTATTGTAGATTCAATATTAGGAATATTTCATGTTGTTTTTAAAGATCCTAAAAGAGCTACACAAGCATATAAAAATTATTTAAAAAGTGGTGCAGCATTTAGTACATTAAGATCATTAGATAGAACAGTGTTTGACACACCTGTTCATCAAATATTAAATAAAGGTGTTATGAGAAATGAATACTCTACACCAATATTAGGACAATTTAGATATTTAACAGAAATTTCAGAGGAAGCTACTAGAGTTGCTATGTTAAATAAAGTTCTTAAAGCAGCTAAGAAAAAAGGTTTGTCAGAAAGAGATGCTTTAGAAAGAGCAGGATTTGAATCAAAAAATTTATTAGATTATTCAAAAAAAGGAACAGTTGGTGCAAGAATAAATAAAGGTGTTCCATTTTTTAATGCTAGAGTTCAAGGTTCTACAGTAGCCTATGAAGCATTAAGAGATAGACCTACAAGATTTTTAAGTATGATTGGACTTACTGTAGTATTACCAACAACATATTTTTATTTATCAAATGTAAAAGATAATGGTGAGCTTGATGAAGATTTTAAAGAACTTCCAGACTACATTAGAAATAATAAATACTATACAAAAGTAAATGGTGAAGGAAGATTTTTTCCAAAAGGATTTGAAGTAGGTACATTCTTTTCCAATCTTACTGAAAAAGTTTTAGATTATATGAGAACTAATGAGAAACAAGGATTTATGAAATATGCAAAAGAATTTTTAACAGAACACGCAAAAGGTTATACTCCAATTCCAACATTTGCTAGACCTTTTATAGAAAATTTATTTAATTATAGTATATTTAGAGAAGCTCCAATTTTACCACCGGATGCTCCAAAAGATATGCTTAACTCTTATTATTCTACAGAGTATACAAACCCAACTATAAAAGCATTATCAGAATATTTAGCGACTATAGTTGGACCCGATAACTATTTTGCAAATCCTATATATTCAGAAAATATATATGATTCTTATTTTGGTTCAGTTGGTAGAATGGCTAAAGAAGCTATTAATGCTATAGCTATAAAAGGTGGACTTATAGATGACCCAATTAGACCAAAGGACCCATTAACAAAGATACCCGGTATTAGAGTATTTCAAGCTAAAGATGTCTATGGATATTCTAAATCAATACAAGAATTTTATGAATTACTCAAACCATACAAAACTATATTGAATACAGTAGATTATCTAGATAGAATAGGAGATATAGAAGGATATTTAAAAGAATCTAAGAAAGTTAATTTTGATGCAAAAGAAATGTTATTTATTCAAAAAGAAATGAAAGATAGGTCAAATGAGATAAAAATTATATATAATGCAAAAATGAAATTAGATGGTACACTCTTTACTGCAGAAGAAAAAAGAGATTTAATAGATGACCTTTATAAAGCAAGGATTGGTTTTGCTCAAAAAGGTGTAAAGATTCTTAAAGATAGTATTGAACAGAAGGATAAATAGTATATAGGTAAATCGAAATGACAGTATCAACTACAATTATAAAAAACTCTCATAATGGAAATGGTAGTACAACTACCTTTGCTTACAGTTTCAAAATTTTTGCGGACAGCGACTTAGTAGTAATTATTAGATCATCTACAGGAACTGAGACAACTAAAACATTAACCACTCATTATACAGTTACAGGAGCAGGATCTGCTTCTGGAGGAACTGTTGTTTTTACTACTGGTAATGTACCAGCTTCGGGTGAGACAGTTGTTATAAGAAGGAATGTCCCGCAAACTCAAGTGATTGATTATATCGCTAATGATCCATTCCCTGCGGAGACCCATGAAGAGGGTCTGGATCGTAACACTATGATTGCTCAACAAGTATCAGAAGCAACAGACAGATCCATCAAACTATCAAGAACAAATACT